GGCGCGCTCTATAGTGACACGACTAACTATGTCATTTACCAGTGCAACGCACCGTCAGGGACTGCGGCGCCGGCTTGTACGTCGGTCGCGGCAGGCGGTTGGACGGCGCTTGTCCCGGGGTTCTATTCACCTGTGTACTCGCAAGTGCTCATCGGCCAGGGTGGTGCGAGCATCACCACTTCCGGGGTAGAGGATACCGCCCTCGGCTTTGGCGCTCTGCACGGAGTCACTAGTGGAACTGATAATACTGCGCTGGGTTGGGAAGCACTCTACGGCGTCACTACCGGCACGAACAACATCGGCGTCGGTGTAGGAGCCATGGAAAATATCACCACCGGCACGTATAACATTGGCCTCGGTGCGGCCACCGAACCTCAGGCGGCAGCAGACACCAACGAACTTGTTATCGGTTACAATGTCACCGGCGCCGGCAGCAACACGGCGGTCATTGGAAACGCCTCAGTCACAGACGTTTATTTCGGAGGGACTTCGGGCGGCGCGACCTTGCATGGGACACTTGCGGGCCAGCAGCAAAAAGCCATGCTGACCTCGAACTACACCAACGCTACGAACTCTTTTAGTGCGGTCACCGGCCTGTCTTTCTCCGTCGCCGCGTCCACCAGTTATGTGGGTCAGTGCCATCTAATCACTAACATCAACAATGTCGCCGGCGCGATCAATCTCGAATTCACCGGACCAACCGGCGTAAGTCTCACATCGGCCAACTTCACGTATTTTACGTCCATCACCGCAGCCAACGGAACATCCGACCACTTAACCACTGGCGCTTTCCCTTTTACGTTTAGCGGGGTGCCCGTCGTCAGCACCGGAGCTTATCTGCCGGCCGATGTGTACTACGGATTTACAATTGGAAGCACCCCTGGGACATTTGCGTTGAATGCAAAGTCAGGTTCAACCTCAGCCACTTTGACGATTTATGGCGGGAGTTATTGCACGATCCAGTAAGGAACACAACTTGAAAGGAGCGAACGATGTCTAAACGGAAAGCGATTCTGATGCTGCTCGGCCTGGGGCTGGTGGTCATACCCCTGCTGGCGGCCGGCCACAACATTGTGCTGACCTGGACCCCACCCTCGGATGCGGTGGCCGGTGAGACCTACACGGTTTATCGCGGCGTGGGGGCTTGCGCCGGCAACCCGACTATGAGCTCCCTGGCCGCGGCCATCTCCGCCAGCACCTACACGGACACGGCGGTGACCGCCGGCTCCACCTATTGCTACTATGTGGAATCGGTGGTGGGCGCTCAATCCAGCGTGCCCTCCAACACCGCCGGCGCCACCGTGCCGATCTATGCCCCTACCGGGCTGACGGTCACGGCCAACTAGAGGCGATATGCTGCTGGGATTCGGTGGGTTGGGCATGAGCAGCAGTGTCCAGGCGGAGCTGTTAGCCGCCGCAGCGGAATATGGTATCCCCAGCCAGGTGCTGCTCAACATGGCCCAACAGGAGAGTGGCGGCAACCAGGCGGCCGTTTCCTCGGAAGGGGCCATCGGGGTGATGCAGCTCATGCCGGCCACGGCGGCCAGCCTGGGTGTCGATCCTACCAATGAGCAGCAGAACATCCAAGGCGGCGCCGAGTATCTTTCCCAGCTTTACACCATGTTCGGGTCCTGGAATTTGGCCGTGGCGGCTTACAATTGCGGCCCGGGCTGCATCGAGGAGGTGTTGGCTGGCACGAAAACTCTGCCCAACGAGACGGCCAACTATGTCCAGGCTATCCTGGGAGTGCCCTTCGATCCCACCGGACAAGCGCAAGGAGTGGCCAGCGGCGGCGCTCCGGCTGCCACTGGGACGCTCACCGCTTCAACCGGGGGCACCCTATCCACTGTCACCCCGGTGGCCGCCACGGGCACGCTATTCTCTTCGGCGGACATCCCCCTGCTGCTCATGGCGGCGGCCGGCGCCGTGCTGCTGGTGGTAGTAATGGATTGAGGAGGAGGATCAGAAGATGACACCATATCAGATTTCGGCTCTGGCCCAGATTGCCGAGCTATCCGTGCAATGCGAAGCGGCCACCCAATTCCCAGCCGAGATTTCCGCCGCTCAGTGCATCCAGGAAAGCGGCTGGCTCAAGGTGGCGCCCGGAAACAACTGTTTCGGGATCAAGTGCGTGGCCGGGCAGCCGGGGGAAGCGGAAGCCACTCACGAATATGTCAAGGGAGAGCGGTTGGCGGTGGAGGCGATCTTTGCCACCTACCCCAGTCTGCTAGATTGTTTCACCGCACATGCCAAGCTGCTGCAGGCCGGCCGCTACCTGCCCGCCTGGCAGCGATACCAGGCCGATCACAATCTGGACCGGCTCATCGTGGGTATCGCCGCCGCCGGCTATTCCACCGACGCGGCCTATGTGTCTGAAGTCACCCGCATTGCACATGAGGCGCCGGTGACCGCGGCGCTGGCCAAGGCCCGGGCAGCTCGGCGGGCGGCCCAGGTGGAGTTGGCCGCGGCCACCGCTCCGGCTACGCCGGCCACTCCCACTGCGGCGGGCGGCCAGGCGCCGGCTGGTGGCACAAGCACCACTTGACTTGAGTTGGCCAACCAACTATAGTGGCTGTAACACGATGCAACATTGGGGATCGGGTCAATTCTTCCTCGTCGTTTGGTTCGATCCCCCGTCTCCTTCGGGTTTGTGATGCGTTCGCACCGGCCGGGGGGCTGCCCTTATCTTCTCCCCGGCCGGATCTTTTCGGCTCTTCGTTGACACATATCCCACAGCCAGTTATACTTTCCTCATCCGCCGCTGCCCAGTTCAACGGCGGCTCCGTGGGAGTCCTGATGCTACCTGCCCGGGTGCCGGGACTCCCCACCAACTCCGCATTGACAAGCACCAGCCGGCGGTCTATGCTTTGAATCGTGGGTGCTGGCTGTAAGTCCCCATGGGCCCGCTGGCGCCCCGCGGGGCTCCTCTTCCCAGGATCAGGAGCCCCCCACTTATGAAAGTCATGGCCCTGGATCCCGAAAAATCAACCGCCACGGTTGAACTGTTCGGCAGCATCCGCATGCTGCCGGCATCCTTCTATGAGGATCGTGTAAGAATCTACGGGATTGCAGTCCGCTATCCGCAGGGAACCAAAATCTGGGAGGGATCCGTCACCGTAGAGAGACGGGGCGGCTTTGGGACCGTGGACACACCCATGGACCACCGGCGGCGGTGGGCCAGGGTTCTCATCGTGGGCTTTTATTCTGACGTGCCGCAGCGTGATCGCAGCCGGCGATAAGCCCCCCTCTAACAAACCCCCCTCCGATTGGGGCTTGACTTAGTAGAGCTTGACCCCTACAATAATCCAAAGTGATTCTATTCTTGTGAGATATCCAGCGATCATCACCCGTTTGTTGGAGGGGGTAAAAGGGAAGCCCCGATGAAAGTTGCTGAAGATACCTGGATGACCGAGGAGAAGCATATGATCTGTCCGAGCTGCAGGCATTTCGCCTCCCAGGAATTGGGAGAGCCCGAGTGTGACCTCGATGTGGAGGCTGGTCTGGTCACCGGCAGCTGCCGCATCGTGGTGGTCTCCAGCTGCTGTGGAGATGAGCTCAAGGAAAGCACCTTTGATGTGGAGATCGACTTGGCCGAGGACTTCGAGAAAGCGATCCGCAAAGCCAAGCAGCTATCCGCAGCGGATTCAGTGGAGCTGGAGGAGTGGCAATTCGAGATCACTTCTCAGGAGACCGAGAATACCGAGCGGTGGCAAGCCACCAAGACCCTGACCAAGCGGGACGGCACGCGGATCGAGAAGCCGATCCCGGCGCGCTATCAGCGACACTTCTACGGTGCCGAGGTGAAGGTGACCGTGACCGCCACCGATGAGTACGGCACGGCGGTGAGCGTGGATGGCCAATGGCAGGATGAGATCCAAGCCTCCGGCCTGGATGAGTTGGGCTGAGAGGAGGGAAGAGCGGCAATGTTGAAGATCGAAGTGGGGAAAATGTATCTGACCCGGGACGGCCACCTGGCGCGCATCTATGCCACTGACGGTGGAGACCGCTATCCGGTCCATGGCGCTATAAAAAGGGACCGCGGGTGGGTACAGAACGATTGGACAGCGGATGGAGTATGGTTGCTGCCCAGGGATGGATGGAAAGGGCCAAATGCAGAGGATCTGGTGGGATTGGCGCCTGATTACAGTGGGGCACCACATCACATGTTGGCCGGCGGCGCAGTCCCCGGCCAGCCTGAAGTATGGATCTGTGTATGTGGGCAGAGATTCAACACCCACGCTGAGCTGGGCGAGCATTTTGTGCTGTGCCAATCGCACGTGGAATAGCGAGGATGGCTGTGGACAAGGCCGCACTGGATGCGTTGATGGACGATCTCCGGCAGAACCGGGCTACCTTGTTGGCCAACCTGGAAGTGCTGGATTCCGCCATTGCCTGTCTGGAGCAGCTGTATCGCTTGCCGAGGGCTATTCCCGCTTTCAGCCAGCCCAAGCACCCGGCAGCCGCCTCGGAACAGAGAACGCCGGCGCCGGCCGCGGAGGGCGACACAGCGGGCAAGCTGCCACCAGCGTTCAATCTGCGGCTCGGGAAGCCCTCGCTTCCGGCACTGATCTGCCAGGCGCTGGCGGAGGGCCCGGCCAATACCAAGGCGATCACGGACTGGCTCCACAGCCACGGCCAGCGGTAGTGGACCAGCTACGCGGTCAGCGCCCGCTTGAGCTACCTGAAAGCCCACGGTATGTGTCGGAGGCTGCCGGATGGTCAATGGACGTTGACCGAAAAAGGCGAGGGGGCGGCTGCCAAGGAGACCGGGCATGCGTGATGCCGGTGCTCAGAGAAGGGCTGTGCCGGTTCCACCTGGCAATGCGGGAAGATGCGCAACCCTTCAAGCGTTCAAGAAAGGGAGGTGAAATATGAGCATCGGAGTCAGCGGCCCCATCGGTTGGCCGGCATTCGAGCACTACGCCATCTGTGCCGCGGTGAGCATCTATAAGATGCGCAACCTGCAGACGGCGGCCTGCAAGATCTGCGGCTGCTCGCTGGCATCCGACCAGGGGCGGGCTGCTGCATTGAATAGCCTGGAAGGATTCCGCCAGACCTATTGCTATCTGTGCGAGGAGTGCATCGCCCGGATTGGCATGCACGCTCGGGCCTGGTACGAGTTCGTGGCGGCCAGCAAGGCCGGAACAGGGGAAGCAGTGCAATGAGCCTATACCTAGAGACTACCCAGATCCCGGCCGAGCGTACCGCCGGCGAGATCAGCCTGCTGCTGGTCAAGAGTGGTGCCAGCCAAATCTCCACCGAGTATGACGCCAGCCACAAAATCCGGGCGCTACGCTTTATTCTCGGCGTACAGGGGCGACCTACCGTGTTTTCCTTACCAGTTCGTTGTGAGCCCATCTTCAATCGGCTGCAGAAGCAGCGGGCCAGGCTTAGCAACCGCACGGCCAAGACCGGCGAGGACCGCGCCCAGGCGGAGCGGATTGCCTGGCGCCAGCTGTTCCGTTGGGTGCAGGCTCAGCTGGCCCTGATCGAGACCGGCATGGTGGAGGCGGGGGAGGTATTCATGCCCTACATTGAATCCGGCGGCATCACCCTCTACCAGCACATGCTGAATAGCGGCGGTCTCAAACAGCTGAGCGGGTCCAACACTGTGACCACATAAGGCGGAAGGAATTATTAGAAGCTAATAATTTGGGAGGGTAAGCACATGCCAAAAACAACCGTGGTTCAATCCGTCTCGCTGCCAGCGGCAAACCAGATTGCTCAACGTGCGGCCCTGGCGGTGGAACTGATCCCGGAATTGAAAAAGCAGATGCAGGAACAGCGCCGGCATCGCGCCTATGGTCTGCCTCGCCCTGGGGACTTGAAAGGCGCATTGGTGGATCTGGCTGGGGAACGCCTGGGAGTGGGGCGGCATACGGTACAGATGGCGGCCCGCATCCAGTTTGTGAGCCCCGCACATTTTGAGAAGCTGAAAGCCGGCAAGCTCACGCTGGCCCAGGCACGCCGGGAATTGTGTCCCGTGGGAGGGCGCCTGCCCAGCCGCCAGGATGCAATTCTGGACAAGTCCCAACGGGAGAGGTTGCAGGCTATCGTGGGTGGAGCGGAGGCCTTGTGTATGGGTTTTGAGCGGCTGGACCTGGACCGGCTGGCATCCGCTTGCACGCAGAGCGAGCTGCATTACTGGTCCGGGGTGGCATTGCGCTCCGGCCGGCAATTGCGTTTATGGTCCAAGAAGTTACAAACGCTCAAACAGGGGAATCGTCAATGAAGAAGGAGAATTTGAGATCGGTCTGGATCAAGGTCAAGGATATTAAGATCCATCCGGTGGCCCAGCGGCTGCTCAAACAACCTTATGTGCAGCACCTGGTGGATCATCTGGATTTGCAGGCTATCGGAGCCCTGCATGCCGTAGAATACAGGATCGGCGGCACACTGCGGATCTGGGTGGTGGATGGCCAGCACCGCTGGGCGGCCTTGATGGCGGCGGGCTACCAGGAAATGCTCATCATGGTGTTGGTACATGATGACGTGAAAGACGATGCCGGTTCCTGCGCTCTGTTCCTGAAGCTAAACAAGCGCAGTAACATCGGTCCCTTCGAGACCTTTGACAAGGAAGTGAAGTCTGGCGTCGCGGAAGCGGTAGGGGCGCTCAAGATCGTGGAATCACACGGTCTCAAGATGACCAGGACGGGGCATGACGGCGGGATCTGCTGCGTGATGGCCCTCAAGAAGATTTACAAACGGGATCAGGGCAAGACCCTCGATCAAGCTCTGGGGGTGGCCATCTCCGCCTGGGGGCGGACACACTCCGGGATGGAGGGCAGTCTCATGGACGGGTTGGCCTATGTCTGCTGGGCCATCCGTACCCAGGTAGCTGTAGCCGTGCTCCCGATAGAATTGGATGCCCACAATTCCGGCCGCAAAGCGGGCCGGCTGGCCAGGCTGTAGGAGACATAGTGCCGATGCCCACCAAGGCTCCCGCTGTAGCTGTATATGCCAGGGTCAGTCTACCCCGGGAGCGGGGGCAGCAGGATCCCGAAAACCAGATCCATGCCCTGCTTCAATTCTGTGAGCAACGCGGCTGGCATGCTCCGCAGCAGTACGTGGATTATGAGACCGGCTCGGGCGCTCGGGAGCGGCCGGAATTCGAGCGGCTGTTGAAGGATGCCCGGGCCGGCCGCTTCTCCGTGCTGGTATTCTGGAGCCTGGACCGCTTTGGTCGCAAGGGCACTTACGAAACGCTCAAGGATCTGCATGAGAATTTTGACAGCCGCGGGATCCGCTACATCAGCCATCAAGAGCAATTCCTGGACACTCTGGGACCGGCCCGGGACGCCATCATCGGCATTCTGGCCTGGGTGGCCAAGATGGAGCGCGATAGGATCTCGGAGCGGGTCAAGGCCGGCCTGGAGCGGGTCCGCCGCCAGGGGCGCCGGCTGGGCCGCAAGCCGCGGCTGGTGGATCCTACTATGCTGCGCAAGATGGTACAGGATCGCTGGAGCATCCGCCAGATGGCCGAAGTGTTTCACTGTTCCATGGGCACTGTGCGCTCCCGGATCAAGCAATTGAAACCCGAAGGAAAGGAGGTAAGTCACGCCCCAGGAATTCTATCTTGAGCTGGAGCACTGCCTGAGCAGGATCAGTGCTCATCTCACATTCGCCAACCGCATACTTAGCATCATGGAGAGAGAAATGTCAACTATCGCTACTCAGCTTACCGAAGTGCAAACCGCACTCACCGCCACCCAGGCGGATATAGCGACGATGGCTAATGGGATCACCCAATTGAATCAAACCATCGTCGCACTCCAGGCCGAGATTACCAACCAGGGGGATGAATTGTCACCCTCCACCACGCAACTGCTGGAGAGCGTGGTGGCTCAGGCAGCGAGCCTCAAGACGGCTGCGGATGCCGCCGCTGGGGAGCTGCCCGCAGCTCCTGCCGCTCCGGCCGCGCCGGCCAGCAGCGATCCCGCTGCCAGTTAGTCTCACAGCGCATTCTCCCTTGACGGGGCCACCCGGCATCTAAGTGGCCCCTTTTTCCCGTTTTGCCCTGTTACAAACCATTTGTTATTTCAATAATTCCCCACTTAGCCATAAGTGCATCTGATAGCCATTCCATCCTGGATGAAAAGTGCTGATATGTCCTGCCAGGGCTTGACGGGGCGGCCCGGGTGGAGGTTCAATCAGAGTGACCGATCAAAGGGACGAGGAATCCCCCATGCACACAACCGGGCAGCCAGATCCATCCGCATTGTGTGAACACCTGCAATTGTTCATTGATTTTTGCCGTAAGAATAAGCTGCGCTTTCAAGTGGATGGCGATTTTATCACCACCTACATCCGCTGTGGCCAGTGCCATCACGGCGCAGGGGGATGGCATGATTTAGGCCGCGTCTTGGATCGGGCTTTCGGCATTCACGAATGACCCGATGGCCACCCATTCCCATGAGCGTAAAGATCCCGAAAAACCGCCTGCCCCGCGCTCGAATGAGCCGCGATTTGCCGAGCAGGATCTGGTCTACGATCCGGATGAGTTCATTATCCGCTCGCAGGATGCCAAGGGACACGATGTGCGGGAAACGGTGCGCATCCAGCCGGGTATGGAGCGGGCTATCGAGGAGCTGTTGCAATGCAAGTTGTGGCCCTACAAAACCAGATCGGATCTGCTCAGGCATGCCATCTATCGCCACATCCGCTGGTTGCAGCGGCTGGCCCCCGAGCTGCCGCGCCAGTTCCTGGTGGCGCTCAACATCACTCAACGCATGGCGGCGGACGAAGTACATCGGCGGGAGATGGAAGTCACCCTCATCCAGCTGGAGGAGCAGATCGTGCATTATCTGAATCAGGGTGACAGTGGCGAAGCCATCCGCCTGGCGGCCATGGCCCGCAGTGAGATGGACAAGGTGCCCGATTGCCTTTGGCGCCGGCGCTACATGGAACAGTTCAATCAACGGTTCGGCGGGCTGCTCAGCCCCGATCTGAAAGCCCCCCTGCTCATCGAGGGCCAGACCAGCGAGCAGCCCGCCAAACCGCCGGCCGTTTTGGAAGCGGAGTTTGTGGAGGAGGAGGAATGAGACGCTATATCACGCTGTGGCTGGCCATCGTGCTGGCCGTGCTGGGAGCGGAGCTGATCGCACTGGACAGCCCCATCACCCTGCAGCAGCTGGACCGGGCGGCGGTCTGGTTCCGGCTGCATGAGACGCAGATAGGAGTTGGCCTGATAATCGCTGCTGGCCTGCTGGTCATCAGCCTGGGGCTGCCTGGCAAGCGAGGCCCAAAATGACCATGACCATCCTCGTTGCTGTGTTGGCCACGGGATTCCTGTTCTGGCTGGCCCATCGGCTGGATCGCAAGGATGAGCGCGAATCTAAATCGCACAAGCAGAACGGTTACCCCTGGAGATTGCCTTAAGTGCCTGCGATTCTACCCATCCAGCCGCGGGACCTGGGATTCCCACCCAAGTTCCAGAGCTGGCGTTTGCACCAGGATCGGGCCATCCTAAATGGCCTCGATTCACAACGCCGTTTTGTGGCCCAGGCGGTCCCCACCGGCGGCGGCAAATCGCCGGCCTATGTGGCCCAGGCCCTGCTCAGCGGGGTTCGTTGTGCCATCCTGACCTCCACCAAAGGTCTGCAGGACCAGCTGCTGGATGATTTCGCTGGGATCGGGCTGGTGGACATCCGCGGCCGGGCCAACTACGATTGCCGGCTGGCCCCGGGCATGACCTGCGAGGATGGCGCCCACGTTCGTTGCCAGCACGATGGCTCAGGCGCTTGCGCCTATTACAACGCTTATGCCCGGGCGGCCAATGCGCCCCTGGTGGTGACCAACTATTCCTATTGGGTGCTGGTCCACAAGTACGGCAAAGGCCTGGGACACTTCGACATGCTGGTACTGGATGAGGCCCACAATGCCCCGGATGAAGTCTGCTCGGTCATGTCCCAATCCTTCAGCAGCGAGGAGATTCTGTATACCCTGCAATCGGATTTCCCGCGGGCCGAGAGCCCGCTGCCGGCCTGGCGCATCTGGGCTAAGACGCTGCTCCCCCGGGCGGAAGAGCTGAGGGACCGCCGGGCGGAATTCTTGCGGGACCGCGCGGCTACCGCCTCCTTGCGCGAGATCCGCGAGCTCGGCCGCATCAAGGGGCTGGTGACCAAGCTGCATGTGATTGCCTCGGCCCAGGGGGATTGGATTGCCGAGGCCAATCCTCAAAAGACTGGCGGATATCATCTCGATCCGCTCTGGCCGGCACCATATGTGGAAGAGATCCTATTCCGCGGCATTCCACGCGTGCTGGCGGTCTCGGCTACGGTATTGCCCAAGACCTGTGAGCTGCTGGGCATCCGCCCGGCGGAGCTCGATTTCCAGCAATATCCCTCCACGTTCCCGCCGGAGCGCAGTCCCTTCTATTACATCCCCACTTGCCGGGTGGATCACCGCTCCATGCTCAAGCTGGATTATGTGGACCTCTGGGTGCGGCGCATAGATCAGATCATTGCCGGCCGGCTGGACCGCCGCGGAATCATCCACACGGTCAGCTATGAACGCAAGAATCTGATCCTGAGCAATTCAATTTACAGTGAGTTCATGGTGGCGCACGTTACCCGGGATGCCATGCGGCAGGCTCAATACTTCAAACGCCTGGCGCCGCCGGCCATCCTGCTCACTCCCTCCATGTCCACCGGCTACGATTTCCCTTATGAAAGTTGCGAATACCAGATTCTCTCCAAAGTGCCTTACCCCGATACCCGCAGCAGCATCATGCAGGCCCGTACCAAGGCGGATAAAAGCTATGGCCCTTATATCACCGCCCAGCAGCTGGTACAGTCCGCCGGCCGGGCCATGCGGGCCAAGGATGACCGGGTGGAGAATTTCATCATTGACGATCATATCCGCGGCTTCATTGCCAGCCAGCGCGATCTGCTCCCGCCCTGGTTCCTGAAGCTCTACCGGCGCAAGGAGACGGTTCCGCCGGCGGCGCCCAAGCTGGAAAGGAGAGCAGTCTTATGAACGGCCAGGCCAGCGGGGATCTATGCTTACACTGTGGCAACCAGCAGATGCCCTTCTGGGATCCCCGGGGCCCGGAAACGGCGCGAGCTTGCCAGGGCTGCGGCTATATTGAGCAGCGTCCACCCCGGGCGCCGGAGCTCCCCCCGGGCAAACCGGCCGCATCTTCCCCCCTGGTGGAGATGCTACTCCGGGAATCGAGGAAAGCTCTGCATTCCTATTACAAGATTGGCCCAGGCGCCGCCCCCCCGGCTGCGGCTGGACTCGGCCCGAAACAATGAACTGACAAGGAGAAGGTACACTCACTATGGGAACTCAAGCAGCTACGCCTAAGCGCGTTTCGCTCAATCCTGACACCTACATTGCCGGTGGTTTGTTTGAGGGGGACGCCGAGATCATCGACGCCCGTTTCACCCTGGACAAGCCCGCCGGATACACCTTCGACGACCGGGTTTTCTATTACATGGAGCTCAAGAGCCTGGAAAGCGGCCAGACTCAGGAGCAGTTCTGGAGCGCCGGCAAGAAGGAGAATTTCGTCCCCTCGGGGGATGGCCACTATCTGCTCGAATGCGGAGACCAGCGCGGATTGGGCATCAAGAGCAATGCCGCGGCCCTGTTCACCTCTATGGTCTCCAACGCCGGCATGCCCAAAAACAAGCTGGATGAGGAGGGCGGTGTGTCCCTGCTCATCGGTGCCAAGCTGCATTTCATCCAATCGCCGGCGCCCGAGACCGGGCTGGAGCAGAAGGCTGGCAAGACCATCAGTACCGTGTCCAAGGCCATCCACTGGCCCTGGGAGCGGGCCACCGGCAGGGGCCGGGCTGGACGCTCGGCCGCCGGCGCCGTAGCCACCCAGCCGGCCCTGGCGGGCACCCAGGCGGGTGCTGGCGAAGGGGATGAGCTGGCTGTCAAGCTGCTCGGCCTGGCCTTGCAGAAGGCCGGCGGGATCCTGGAGCTGAACCAGGTCAAAGCTCAGGTGTTCCGGGAATGCACGCCGCTGGGCATCAAGCTGGACCAGCGCAACCAGGTGCTGGCCCTGGTCATGGATGAGGACTGGCTGGCCGCCAATGGCTTTGAGGTGAGCGGCGGGAGCGTGATGGCCAAAGCCAGCTAAACCCGTTGGCCATCGCTGGGGCGGGTCAGGTCCTAACCATTTCCGGCCTGGCCCGCCGCTTTTCGGGAGAAGGATCACCATGGAAGAGAAAACGAACACCACAACGAATCCGGCACCTGAGCCAACAGGCAAGATCGCACCCGAGGCGCAAGTCCCCGCTTGGGTGGCCCACAGTAGCTGGGAAATATCGCGCACCTATTTCTTGAATAAGATCCAGGAGCTGGGCCAGCTGCTCTACCAGGAGCGTAGCAGCCGCGAGATCCTGGAGCGCCAGATGGTCTCCAAGAGCATCGACTACGAGAGCTACACCCAGCTGTACAACCGTTGGAATCGGCTCTCCAGCTTCGTGGCTCACCAGTATATCCGCGAGATCCGCCGGGGGGAACACGCCGGCCACTCGCTCAGTGAGATCATCGAGCACTATCTGTTGATCGAGCGGCGCCGTTGGAGAGTGCGGCTGGCCGATTGGCTCTGGCTGCTCAGCGGGCGGGAGGGAGACTGATATGGCCTCCCCCATCCGATACCACCTAGCCGAAACGCGCATGAGCGCCGCTCTGGCGAAGGCGGGTTTCACCATACTGCCCGAGGGCGAGGATCCGCGGCGCATTGTGGCCTCCACCGCCTCTGGGCAGAAGACCGGCAAAACCCACTTTGCCACTACCTGGCCCAAACCCCAGGGCTGGCTCATCACCGACACGGGCAGCGAGGAGGTTATCCGCAAGCGGATCCGCGAGGGGAGCATCCGGCGCCAGGATATCGTGCTGCGGACCTTTGAGATTCCCGAGACTTACATCAATCGGGAAGCCCAGCCGGAATATCAGAAGGCGTGGCAGTCCATGTGTGCAGCTTATCTGGCGTTGGTGGGGGATCCCTCCATCCGCACGCTGGTAGTGGATACTTTCACCGAGATGTGGGAGATGGCCCGCCTGGCCGCCTTCGGCAAGCTCACCCAGGTGCTGCCGCAACACTATGGCCCGCTCAATTCTGAATTCCGCGGCCTGATGAAAGAGGCCTATGCCCGCAAGGATCTCAACATCCTGTATATCCACAAGGTCAAGAAGGAATACAAGGAGGGAAAAAAGGGCGATTCCAACTGGACCGGCAATTGGGAACGCGCCGGCTTTGGGGATGCCCAGTACCTGGTGGACGTGAACATGGAAAACTTCTATGAGGGCGGCGAGCAGCGCCAGTTTGGCGTGCGGCTGTTCGATTGCCGGCAAAACCCGGATGCTATCGCCCTGGAGCTCGATGGCGAGATGGCCACTTTTGGCTGGATCGCCTCCGCCATCTGGCCTGACACGTTGAATACTGATTGGGAATGATTGGGAATGAAAGGAAAGGAACAATGCCGAAGGACAATAAGCCGCCCGCGGGCGGCGCGGATATCAAGCGGTTGCCCCCCGAGCGGGCGGCGGTATTTGAGATTGCCACGGTGCTGCTGGGCAGCCTGATCGGTGGCATCTGCACGGTTCACCGGGACATGGACGTGGTGCGCCTGGCGGTGGCCTCCTGGGCAGCCAATGATGGCGCCTGGGAGCGGCTGGCCAGCCAGCTGGCCGAGATGGAGCAGCAGGCCCTTGCCGAAATGGAGAACCAGGCCAAGGCAGAAGAGGAAGCATAGCGGCTGGTCCAGCCATAGGTAGAGAGCGATGATCGTCAAGTACGTGGTGGCCACCACCAAGGATGAGGCGGAGGAGTTAGTATTCGAGACCGGATGGAACGACGAAAAAGATGCCCAGGATTTCTTAACTCAGTTCAAGCAGCCGCGGGGCTATCCGGCCCAGTGCCGCATTTATCGGGTGGAGGTGGTGGCTAAATGATGGTGGTGGCTAAATGATCTTCGTGGATGACCGGGAGGGCGCCATCGAGCTCCACCCGCTACTGGCCGCCGGTGGCGTCAAGGCCGAGGTGAAACGGCTGGAATTCGGGGATTTTTGTTTCGAGGGCAACGGGCCACGCGGCATGTGCCTCATCGGGATCGAGCGCAAGCGGTTGCGGGACACCATCAGCTCCATGCGCACCGGCCGTTTTTCCGGTCACCAGCTGCCGGGCATGCTGTCTCTATATGACTTCTGCTGGCTGATGGTGGAGGGCATCTGGCAATCGGGGTCCAGTGGCTTGCTGGAAGAGGGAGTACATGGAGGCTGGCGCCCGCTCAGCCTGGGATCGAGCAATTTCATGGCCCGGGACCTGGAGCATTATCTCAGCACGCTGGAGCTGCATACCCCGCTACACATCCGGCGGACCTCGGATCCACACCAGACGGTGGCCTCCATCCTCAACCTGTACCGCTATTTCACCGACAAGGAATGGAGTGCCCACCACGCGCACCACCAATTCCACAATGCCCCGGATCCCACCGGCATTGTCACTCAGCCCTCGCTGGTGCGCCGGGTGGCCAAGGAGTTTGATGGCATCGGTTGGGAGCGGTCCCGGGCGGTGGCCGCCCGGTTCCACACCGTTCTCGATCTGGCCATGGCGGATGAGCGGGAATGGCAGCGTGTTCCCGGTATCGGAGAGCTGATTGCCCACCGGGTGGTCAGCCAGATTCGAGGGAAGGATTGAGCATGAAAATAATCGGCATGAAAATAGGCGAGACCATCACCTCTCAGATCATCCTCAAGACCTGCACCGAGTGCGGCTGCGTGCTGGATGATTGCGGGTTATGCTCTTTCAGGTGCCCCTTTGACGGTTGTATTCCGCGCCCCGCGGGAAGCTCCCGGGTGCAAGTGTTTGATCGGGTGGACACGCTGATCTCAGAGCACGTTGTCTGATGCGCCCACCCTCCCAATGCGCCGGCTGCCCGGATCAACCCCGGGCCCAGTTTGTTCCCGGGGTGGGCCCGGAGCGGCTGGTGCGGGTCATGCTGGTAGGTGAAACACCGGCGGTGGAGGAATGCAAGTACGGAATTCCATTCTGTGGCCGCAGCGGGCGCGAGCTGGACCGGCAATACCTTCCCTTGGCCGATCTGCAACGGGATGACTGCTGGATCAGCAACGTGCGCAAGTGTCCCCTGCCTGGCTTCGCCAATCCCAATCTAACCCAAGCCCGCCAGTGTGCCGAACGTCATCTGAAATTAGAGCTGCGCTACCATCAGCCGGAGTACCTGGTCACGCTGGGCGCAGTGGCCTGCCATGCGCTGTTTCCAGAGTGTGACCTGGATCTGGAGTGCGGCCTGCCCCGCCCCGCCCGGTTGTGGGATTGGGAGGGGATTCACGTCCCGCTTTACCATCCAGCGGCTGGTCTCCACTCGGCTGATTTCATGATCCCGCTGCAGGAGAATTTCAAGTCCCTGGGGCAGATCCTGACCGGCCGCCTGGTGCTGCCCGAGGATGAATACCCCGATCCCGTCTATGGCGAGGTGGAAAGCGCCAGCCAGCTGCAACATCTCTTGAGTGAGGATCCGTGCGGCTTCGGCCAGCTGCTGGCCATGGATACCGAAGTGCTTTCCCTGGCCTCCAAGCAGCCCTGGTGCTTATCGTTTTCCTTGCATCCGGGAACAGGCTGGATGGTGGATGCCACCCGCCAGGATCTGCTGGCCATGCTGGGCCGGCACCTAGACCGCTTCCGCATCCTGTTCCACAATGCCCTGTTCGATCTCGAAGTATTGGCCCGCGTGGGCCTCTCCATTCGGCGCTTCGATGACAGCATGCTGCGAGCCTACCACCTGGGCAACCTGCGCCAGGGGCTCAAATGGCTGGCTTATCGGCTCTGTGGGATGCGCATGCGCTCCTTTGAGGATGTGGTCTATCCGCACTCCCGGTTGAAGGTGCGGGAATGGCTGGAGCGAGCCCAGGCGGCCCTGGGCCGGGATGGCTGCCAGCTGCCGGCGGAGGAAAAATTGCCCCGCGGAAAGTATGCCGGAATGAGCCAGACACAAGCCGCCATCCGGCGCCAGGCGGATACTCTGTTGCGCCAGGCAATGCACCAGGAATACATGGCCCACAAGCGGGAATTCCGCCAGCTGCCCGAGACCCGGGCGGCGGCCCTGGTGGGGCGGCTGGCTGCGGACATGGACGCCACACCGGCGGAGGGGCAGGAGCCGACGGATCCCTGGCGGCGCTGGGAGGGTTGGGATGAGCCGGTCCAGCAAGCCATTCGCCAGCGCATGGGCGCCTCGCTGCCGCAACCCTCTATCGTTCACGTCCCGCGGCCTCTGGCCATTCGCTATGCCTGCCGGGATGCGGACGCCACGCTGCGCATTCGTCCCCGGTTGATCGAGCGCGCGGTGCGTTTACGTCAAGAAGTCAGAGGATAGCCAGGCTATGAAACTCAGTCCCCATCAAGGCCCTCTCGAATGCGGGCGCGATTCCGCCTGGCGTCTTCACAAGGGGTTGTGCTTGCTCCAGCAGTCTGAATATGGAGTATTGATAGACAACAATCGCTCCCTGGGATTTAGCTCCGGCCTGCATCCGCCGCCGCGGCAGCCTACCCCGCAGCATTTGCATGTGGTGTCTCCCTGCGGGAGAGACTGGCGCATCGAGCCCCGTTGTTCCCGCATGAAAGAGCTCGATCAACTGCTCGGCCATCACCAATGGCGCGGCCCGGTGGAGGATCGCCCATGCTGACTCCCACCGAGTGCCAGACCGTGCTGCGGCTGGAGCTGCGCAATGTGGCCATCAACTCCTCCACCAAAGCGCACATCATCTGTTACCTGGAAGTAACCGCCCAAGGCCTGCACATCCACTACTGGCATCACGAATTCTACAAGCGCATCAGCGGGCAGGACGGCGGCCGGGCGGAGTGGCAGCCCAGCGGGACCTGGCAAGTGCCCTTATCACCGGCCCTGGCCAGCCTGATCTCCTCGGCCGCCATGACCGAATTCTGGAGCACCTATGCCAGCGATATCCCGGTCCAGCCGGCCGATACGGTACGGCTGCGCAGCCTGGGCCTCGATCTGGGAAAGGAGCAAAACACATGACCATTATCATCATGAACACAGAGGACCGCGTGGTATCCCGTATCACGCCGGGGCGAGACCAACGGGTCTATATCGACCTGGAAGACGGGGAATGGCCGCCGCCGGCCCCTCGCTGTATGGGTGGCCTGAGCATCTGTATTGGCGGCCTGACCATCCTTGGAAAGAAGGAACAGAAGCAGCGGACAGAATGACGTTCCTGGAGCATCTGTTGGCCACTCATCTGGCGGAGCCGGAACCGGCTTACACTCATTCCACCCCGCTGGCCACCGCTCTGCTCTACATCCGCCACTTCGCCGGCCTGACCCGCGAGGAGCTGGCCATACGCCTGGGAATTCGTCCCTCGCGCATCAACGCCATCGAGCACCAGGCCGGCGGATCGCTCGGTCCCGATCACCTGCTGGAGCTGGCCCGTTTCGCCCGCCAGTGGCAGCGCCCGCGCACCGCAGAATACCTGGACCGCCAGGTGAGCTTGTCTATGAGCTCTCCCGGTGGTAAAAAGGCTGGTGTCCAATGAAGATCCCCAGCCGCCATAATCCGCTGGCCGGCCTGAGCGAGCAGGAACTGCATATCCTGGCCGACCAGCAAGCTATCGAGCGGGACCTGCGCGGCGCCTTCCAGGGCTATGCCGAATGCGGGCTCTGTCACAAGCTCTCTCCCATTGACGGCAATGGAGATTTCCTGTACCCTTGTTCCCGTTGGGACTACCAGCATAACCGTTTGAAACCAAAGGACAATGAATTATCAGAACCTGATAAATCGGGAGGATGAAGCATGAACCCAATGGAGCAACGAATTGAAGCTGTTACTGCCGATCTGCTCAAGATGGCTATTGAGTTTGAGGCTGGCAAACGTCGCAATGAGGAGCTGGAGCGGCAAATTCGCCAATGGAACTGCTTCGCCGCGGAGGATGGCGAGGCTGGATCGGAATTTGTCGATGATCCAGTGGCAGTCTTTGCAAACATCCGGCGGTCCCGAGCATCGTTATATGCGTACTTCCGAAACTCACAGAACCGACTTGCACAGCTATTGGGCCATGTTGCAGCGCTCACGGCGGCGCTGGATGAATGGAGCCAATTAGCCGAACATCTTAAATTGTCTACCGATAATCACCGCAAGCGGACGCGCGACCTGCTCAGCTCTGATCTTCGCACCATCATGGAGCAGGTTGAGCTCCAGGCGGAAGTGGCCAAGAAGGCAGCGGAGATATACGCCGCCTACCAATATCTGGCATTTCGCGTCGGTAATCCAGCTATCAAATACTATGACTGGGAGGGTCTCGGGAAGATGCTTTCTGCTCTGCAGATCACCGTCACCAAAAGCCACCAAGGGCAAGATGTTTCGGGCGGACAATGCGCAGGAGTTGAGACCAATGTATAAACCGTGCTTGATTCTGGCCATGGCCGCCGGGCTGGCCTTGGCCCAGCCGGCTAACTTCGGGGAAGTGGAGAAGGATCATTTGTATCGTTCCGGCCAGCCCACTGCGGCCGATCTGCTCTGGCTGGCGGGGCAGGGATTCAGCACGGTTGTGGATCTGCGCAAGGATCAGAGCGTGAGGGGGGAGGAGTTGATGGTCCACCAGGTCAAGCTGGAGTTTATCAGCCTGCCAGTGGCTGGCCTGGCCGAGCTCAGCCATGACCAGATCCAGCAGCTGCGCAACATCGTGGCCTCACGGCGCAAGATCCTGCTGCATTGCCAGTATGGCAAGGATCGCACCAGCATGGCCGTGGCGGTCATCAGGATAGATGAGGGGTGGACCAATCAAATGGCCATGGCCGAGGCTAAATTCTACGGTATTCACTGGCTGGCCTGGCCGGCGCGGCATTTCATCCGGCATTTCCACCCGCCACACGGGGTACAGCTCCATGCCCAGTACCAATAAAATCATCTCTGCCTGGCCCCTGGTGCTGATGCTGTTGGCTGCCGGCTGCCCATCCGTGCCCACTGTAGCGCCAGCCCTCTACGATGAAACGCCTGGGCCTCCCGATCAACCCACGGCCACTGCGGCTATCAGCAGTGCCAGCAGCAAGCCGGCACCCGCTTACCATGTGGTGCTTACCTGGGTTGACACCCGCAACCCGGCCGGCACCACCTACTCCGTTTATCGAGTCAGCGGCAAATGCTCGGAGGGCCATTCGCCCTCAATCCGCATTGCCAGCGCCATCCAGCTCAAGACCTATACGGACCTGGCCGTGGCGCCAGGCTATTACTGTTATGACGTGACCGCTGTTTTCAACCGTTTGGAGAGCGCCCCCTCGGCCACCGCCCAGGCGCATGTGGTCCAGATTGGAAAATGAGCATGCCTAAATTGCCATCCGACAAGATGATCGTGGAGCTCAACCGGGATGAGCTGGAATACCTGCGCTTCGTGTGGGATGAAGGCCTGCAGGCGCTGCTGCTCTGCCATAGGGTCTTGCCCTGCAGCGGATTCCGGCGGGGGATCACCACCAAGTTGGACACTGCCCGGCTCAAGGAGGGTCAGAGCTAAATGCCTATTCACATCACCCGCTTTCGGCAGCGCATGCCGATCCTGACTGACATTGCCGTGCGGGAGGGCTGGATGGACGCCTATCTGTTTGACGGCTTATTGAGCGTACATCGGGCCTTTGATGTGCGCTTGAGATCGCAGGGGCTGTGGGCGGTGACCCTGGCCGGCTGCGGGCAGGGAATTGACCACTTCCCCAGCCAGGAGGAGGCGGAAGCCTTTGCCGGCGAGCTATTGAGCTCGGGGATCATCGAAGCCAATTACCGCAACCGCCTGGATGTTCCGGTGAGAGTGATGGCCCGCCTGGGCGCTTTCATCCATCGCTGGCGCACCCAGCGGCGCTTTCAGGTGATGCCCAAGTTTCAATCGCAGCTGGCCATCCCCGAGGGTTTACAGATCCATTCCCGTTCGCAGATGTACGGCTGGAATCAGTTCAACGAGCGGGTCCGCTCGGGAGTCATCTTGGGGCCGGATGGCCGGCCCATCAAAATTGACTGAAAGGAGGATTTTAAGCCATGCGCTTCTTAGCGTTTTTCACAGTCCTGCTCGCCGCATTGCTGGCCGGCGCCACCACCCTGGCCTTGTTCTACGGAATCTGCTACGGTTTCCAGCATGGTTGGGATCTGCCATTGAAGTGGTTTCCCCTGGCACTGCTGGCCTGGCTGGCAGTCTATCTGCTGTGGAGCCTGGCCATCAGCTTCCAGGACCGGGCCATCGGCAAGGAGGAATGAGATGGTCTACGGCGCCATTGCCTACTGTCCCCATTCGCCCCTGGCGGATGTTCACAACCTGGTGCGGGTGGCGGTGGAAGCGGATAACATCCACCATGCCCGGGCGCGCATGCTGCAGGCCGGCTGCCGGCAAGTGGCTTTTCTCAAGCTCTCGGATAGTCACATCGAGATCATGGTGGCGGAGTGTGAGCAGGGCCGGGTGATGGCCAGCAGCTTGATAACCTGCTACACCGATTGGCGCCGCTGGCAACCCTTGAAGGTCAGGCGGTCCCACAAGAAAAAGGAGAAGGAGGCAACAATTCATGTTCGCAAGTGATTGGCCTGATTGGAATCTGTGGGGCGCCATGCTATGCGGCGCCGTGGGCTGGTTCGGGCACATGCTGTGGGTGCGTTACTGCTCGCGCCGAATGAGCGGCCGGATCGAGCCCGAAACCCGCGGCTACATCACCCGCCTGTTCTGGTAACCGCGGTGCGTCCCACACGGCTGTTTGGCGGGATCCGGCTGTTAGATCGCCCCTCACCGGCGAATGTGCTGCGCCTGGACACCCTTTCCCTGCCCCTGCTGGTGCGCATGCACCAGAATGGCATCTGGTTGAATCCATCCACCCTGGCCAGCCTGAGCCAAGAAGCGGCCGGCGAGATGTCCCGCCTGGAGGGAGAGATCCGCAGACACATCCCAGATCGCTCCCTGGCCCTCAGCTTCAACCCGGGAAGCCCGGATCAGATTGCCCGGCTGCTATTTGATGTGCTCAAATTGGAGCCGGCCACGGCGGCCAAACCCACTCCCACCGGCAAGCGGCTTACGGTGGACGATGAAGTGCTCTCCCAGATGGCCCCCGATCACCCGGTGATTGAATGCCTTCGGGATTGGCGCGAGCTGGCCAAGCTGAAGGGCACCTATATTGATACGCTGGCTGGATATTGCGGCCCCGACGGGCGGCTGCGGACCACCTTCCGGGACACCGTGGCCCGTACTGGCCGGCTCAGCTCGGAGGATCCCAACCTACAGAACATCCCCATCCGTTCCAAGCTGGGAGCCCGGATCCGCTCGGCCTTTCAGGTGGATCCGCGCTATCGGGGCAAGACCATTTTAGGCTCCCTCGATCTCAGCCAGATCGAGATGGTCATGGCCGCCCAGCTGAGCGGAGATGCGGCCATGCAAAATGTCTTCCGCCGGGGGGAGGACATCCACATCCAGACTGTGGCTGGCGTCTGGGGCTATGATCCCCGCGCATTGGCTCGTGATTGGGCCATCTATAAGGCCCTCCCCGGTGGTCAGGCCACCCCCGCGGCGGCGGCTGCTCTATGGGCCGATCTGGCCGAATTGCAGGAACTGGCTTCCCGCATGCGGCAGGTTGAGCTCTACCAGCGCCTGCCCATGAAGCAAGTAGGGTTTGGGATCCTTTACGGACAGACTCCAGCCGGGGTCCAGGCCAGCGTGCTCTCCATCGGCGGCCCGTTGCTGACGGAGGAGGATTGTGCCCGCTATATTCAAAACTGGTTTACCGTCTACCCGGCGGTTTCGGCCTGGCTGGAACTGCAATACCAGCGCGCCCGGCGTTACGGGATGGTGTGGGACCTGTTTGGCCGGCCGCGGTTGATCCCGGGGGTGCGCTCGGCCCTGCGCGGGGTGGTCAATGAAGCTCTGCGGCAGTGCGGCAATACTCCCATCCAGGGATCGGCCGCCGGCGTTCTGAAGCTGGGCATGGCCGAGATCGAGCCGCTGGTAGCAAGCTACCAGGGCAATGCCGATCTGGTGTGCTTGCCCCTGCTACAGATCCACGATGAGCTGATCTTCGAGCTCAGCCGGGAGATCGCCCCGGAGTTCCTGGAGATCGCCTGCGGGCTGCTGGAAACCTGTTGTCCGCTGGATGTTCCGGTGCGGGCCAGTCTGAGCACCGGCGAGAACTGGCAGCAGCTGAAGTGAATCCATCCCATAACCAAAGGGCCAGGGTGGTTGGCCCTGGCCCTCTGTTCGCGTTGGAGCTATCCAATCGCATGTGTGGACCGGATTGAATGGATCGTGTTGATGGTGCGCTAGGCTTGCCTCCCTTCTCCCTCCGATGTTACCTCCCGGGCGGGCCGCCTGGGCACGCTCGGCCTGGGCATGCCCGGCCTGGGCCTGGCCTCGGTCTCCCGCTGGGCCAGCTTGCGCGCCTTGTGCAATTCCCGGCGCTCGATCTGGCGCAGCTGGTGGGCAATCGTGCGGTGGAAGTCAGATCCCTCCGACCGTTGCTTGTTCGTCCGCATCAAGGGGCGCAAAGGCCGGCTGTGCTCTGGGCTACTCGTATTTGCCATCGTGGAATTTGATGATCCGATTGGCCATCTGGCCGTCCGAGAGCTTGCCATCCAGGAATTTGACCACATCCCGGGCGAACTTATGATAGTCGGTGGCCTCCTCCTCCTCGCCCACCTCGGCCTGCGATTCCCAGAACAGCCGGATCTCCTTGGCTGTCCGGGAGCGGACGGCGCCCTCCTCCCGCTTGGGGCGGCCCCGCTTGCGCTTGGCCGGCTGTTCCTCGGCCGCTTCCGCCTGGTCTTGGCCCTCGGGCTCGCCGGTTTCCTGTTCCGGCTCCCCTTCCGGCTGGCCCTCGGTGGATTCCTCGGCCGCCGTTTCCGGCTCTTCTGCCATCTCTTCGCCGGCGCCCATGGTCTCATCCTCCGCCTTCTGCACGCGCCGCCGGCGGCGGATCTCGGTGATGGTATAAGCGGCCTTATCCTGGTCCATTTCCTCCATCAAGCTGCGCCGGTCCCCGGGATCGAGCTTGGCCAGTTCAATGGCTGCCCAGGCGCCGATCTCGCCCTTGTGGACGCGCCGCTGGGCAGCCACCGGCAGATTGAGCAGGGTATGCAGTTCGGAGACGGTGCTCTGGTTGCACTTGAGCAGCCGGGCCACCTCCGCCTGACTCTTGCCGAATTCGGTCATGAGCCGGTCAATGGAGTAGGCCAGATCCACGGCGCTGGCCTCCCGCCGCTGCACATTCTCGGCCACCGAGGCCAGGAATGCAGCGGGATCGTCCTTATCCTCCACAATGACCTTGACCCGCAGCGGGACGGCTTCGCCATCCACGATATGCAAGCCGGATTCATTGATGGCCAGGATGGCCCTGAGCCGCTGGAATCCGACTACCAGGCGGAGCCGGTTCTCCTCTGTCCGCCGGCAGAGTACCGGCTGGTGCTGCCCCTCGGCACAGATCGAGCCGATCAGATCATCCAGCTCGCTGGCTGCCGGAGGGAACTTTCGCATGTCGTCATCGGCGTTGATGATGATTTCCTGGGGGTCCACCTCGAAAGCGCCTGCCATCTTGATGGCGTCCCCCGCCACGATTTCCATTTTCTTGGCCATGTTAGCCTTCTCCTTATTTGCGGACTAGCGAAAACACCCACATGCGCCGCCCGCCAGTTTGTTGGGACAATCTGAGATGTATTTGCGCCCGATGGGAAGCCCATCCAGATAGCAGGCCAGTTCTGATCCCTTAAAATCCTTGCCCGCTACATTCAGGAGCACCTCATCGGGATGTTCGATTGCGAGTTTGCGGAGCAGACTCCGTGAGATTGTGAAATGTCCTCTTTCGATCATATGCTCTCCTCTGTCTCTAGGGGATGATTCTGAAGTCCCGGGCCCAGCCCACCCCATCCTCGATCAGCCAGCGAGCGGCCACCAGGCCGAGCACCAGCACCGCCAGCAGCTCAATCAAGGTCCACAGCGCATTCAGCGGGCTCTCATCCTTGGGCAGCTTGTTCACACCGGCCTCTCAGCGGCCAGCGTCTGGCTGATCTCCTGCTCGCACTGCAAGCACAGATCCCCGTCCCGGTTCGGCTTGCTGCACTGCGGACAGCGTTTCATTGGTGGCTGCCCGTCGCTATCGGGAAGGAAATAGGCAATGCCACGCTTGATCTTTTTGGGTTTCATAATCGTCGTTGCTCTTCAGGATCCCCAGCCCAAGGGTTTGAAGCGTAGCACTCCGCCGCATGATGGCGCGCGTCTTCGGCTTCCTCGAATGCCCGCCCGCAATAAATACAGCGATGGTAGACGCCTTGCGACTTCGGGGCGGGCCACCGGGGTGACAGTGGATAGCTGACCTGGACCCCATCCTCGGATGCGGGCAAGAAAAAGGCGATGCCGCGGTAACCCGTGATGTCCCCCGTGCAGATGTACTCCAAGGCATTGTAGACCGTGTTTAGCCGGAGATTCTTTCCCGGCTCAAGATCCTGGTGGATCCGCGTGGCGGCATCCAACAGGATATGCACTGTTCGCATTATTTCCTCCTCGTCTTCAGTTTCCTTTTACTTCTAATCCGCTTGTGAGAGTTGGCTTGCCAATCTGGCCCTTCTTGATTCCAGGGCGCTCAGGGGGGCGGAGTAGCAGCCCGGCCCGCGCCATCAGTTTAGGCTTTTTTATTGCCACCGCCAGGCCATCCGCATATAGATAATCCATCAGCTTCTTCTGAGCCTCAAACACAGCACGTCGGGCATCGTAATCCTTATCCCGGCTGGCTTTCACCCGGCAGATGTAAATG